CAGAAGGTGAATAAATAAACGTGAGACCTTTTCGTGCGGTCTCTACGAAAGTCGGAACACCATATAGAGAGACTCGTCTTGCGCGGGTCTCTTTTTTATGTTATAATTTTTGGGTAAACCAATAAACGCCCTGCATCAGTGCAGCACTTTCTTTAGGGTAAGTGAATAGTTTATTGATTTAATATAAAAAACATGATTGAAACTAAAGATTTTACGGGCAATATTACCGTGAATTGCGATTTTTCGCTGCAAGAATTTTTAAACCTCCCAGAAGTCCCTTGTCAACGAGACACTGAAGCAAGATTGTCAAAGGCAAGAGGACACCTTAAAGAAGTTAGGGCAGAACACTGTGTGGTGCATTTGGTTCGTTTAACCAAAGATTGCACTGTTGCTGGAAACCTATATCCAAAAGGTATGGTATTTAGAGTTGATGGAAATACCAGAGCACTCAATTGGGAGAAAGAAGGATCAGATTACCTTCCAGAAAAACTGATTGCGATTACATATGAGTATGAAGATCTCGATCAAATCAAGCAGTCATATGATACATTTGACTCTGCAGAAGCAACAGAAAAAAACCAACAGAAAGTTTTTGGTATTTTGACGGGATTTTATGATTACACTCCGAAGAGTGAAAAACTTTCAAAAGGACAGATTCTTTCTGGTATGAATAAAGCCTGCCACTTTATGAAACCAACAGAGTGGAATCAGACTAATATTAAAAATCAGGAACAACTTAGAGATGAACTTTCATTTTGGATGATCAAAGGATGTCTTCAAGCACTCGACGAATTGATGACTAAAAAAGATAAGTGGTGCCAACCTTTTGTCGCTGCTTGCTTAATGTCTTTGTATTACTATGGTCCTAACAATCAAAAACTCCGCAAAATGTGGAAGTTGATTGAAAAGGGTGCCTGTGATACTTTTGGAGAAGAATGGTGTGGTGTTACTCACATCACGCATACTTGGAGCAACGGAGGCATGTTCAAAGATCCTTCTATTTGCAAAGATACTAGATGGGATAATATGGATAGGACTGTCTCTTTCATTCTTTACTGGATTGATAAGTATATGAATGATGAGAAAGGACAGCAAGTTGGAAATACTTGGGAAAAAGTTGCAAAGGATTATAAGAATCGGGGCACACTTAATGTACCTCTTAACTCTGCGTTCATGATAACCCAATAAAAATGAGCGGGTTTCAACACCCGCTTTTTTATGCGATCTTATATAATTAGTAGTGGATGCCGAAAGGATCCACACAACATACTCTCGCTTACAAAGGAGAATCAAAAATGGGAGAGCTTACACGCTATCGTGTGGCTGATATGGCTGCGCTTATGGAAAAACTGAATAAAAATGCTATTGGTATGAATGATTACTTTGATAAAGTATTTGAAGGAACATCAAGTAACTATCCCCCCTATAATGTAATTCAGTTAAATAATATTGAAACGCGATTAGAAATTGCGTTAGCTGGTTTTAAAAAGGAGGAGGTACATGCTTTCACCGAGTATGGAAAACTTTTTGTCAGGGGGGAGAAAGAACATTCTGACGAAACGGGTACATACGTCCACAAGGGTTTGGCTCAACGAAACTTTGAGCGATCCTGGACACTTGCTGAAGGTACAGAAGTCACCAACGTGTTATTTGAAGACGGACTTTTAACCATAACAGTAAAAAAAGTAGTTCCTGAGCATCATGCCAGAAAAGATTATCTTTAATGAATAATTTTATTGAAATATATGATAATGTTCTAACTTCAGATCAGTGTGATAATATTATTAAACATATTGATAATTCTCCAAATTTACAAAAAGGAAAAACACGGGGTGGAGTTAAACTACAATTAAAGGATAGTTGGGATGTTTGTTCTAAATTCTCCGATGAAACTGAAATAGATTTAACAATCTATAATGCTTTATGGGAGTGTCTAACAAAATATAAAATTAAAAATCCTGAGATTGAAAAAATCCAACACTGGGGATTTGAAGATGATTACAATCTGCAAAAGTATTTTCCGGGTGGAGGATATCCACACTTACATTGTGAAGCTGGAGAAAAAAATACCTGCCATCGTGTATTGGTTTGGATGATTTATTTGAATGATGTCACTGATGATGGAGGAACTGAATTTCCACAATATAATTTAACTGTTAATACTGTTAAAGGAAGGGTAGTTCTTTGGCCACCATCCTGGACGCATCATCACAAAGGTGTCATCAGTCAGACACAATTCAAGTATATTGCTACTGGATGGTTCTCTTTTATGTTATAATTATCTCAACCTTGTGTTTACTTTATGCCCTGGTTGAGTTTAGCTATTTTGTTCCCGATTGTGTGTTCTCTCGGGATCTTTTTTTTACCTGATGGAAACAAAGTAGTTAGGTGGTACTCTCTCGGTGTCACTTTAATTACATTCCTGATTACAGTTGCTGCTTACGTGACGGGATATGATCCCTCCATAAGTGGGTTACAAATGTCGGAGAGGATACCGTGGATTCCCTCATTAGGACTTACATGGGCAGTCGGTGTAGATGGTTTGTCTATGCCTTTGATTCTCCTTACTAGTTTTATTACAAGTCTTGCAGCACTCGCTGCTTGGCCACTTACATTCAAACCAAAACTATTTTTCTTCCTGCTACTTCTTATGGATGGTGGGCAGATTATGGTTTTTGCAGTTCAGGATCTTATTCTATTCTTCCTATCCTGGGAACTAGAATTAGTGCCTGTATATCTGATGATCGCTATCTATGGTGGTAAGAAACGCCAGTACGCTGCGACTAAGTTTATTCTCTACACCGCAGGTAGTTCTCTGTTTATCCTCCTTGCAGGACTCGCTATGGGGTTCTATGGTGGAGGAACTCCTAACTTTGAATATTCATATCTTGCAGAGCAAGGGTTCCCTAAGAATTTTCAACTTTGGTGTTATGCAGCATTTTTAATTTCTTTCGGAGTCAAACTACCTATTGTTCCATTGCATACCTGGTTGCCTGATGCACATGGTGAAGCGACTGCACCAGTTCACATGCTGCTTGCAGGTATTCTTCTTAAAATGGGTGGATACGCTCTCTTAAGATTTAATTGTCAACTACTTCCTGAAGCGCATTCAGTATTTGCACCACTTCTCATTGTTCTTGGTGTGGTTAATATTATCTACGCTGCACTAACTTCATTTGCTCAAAGAAATTTGAAACGTAAGATTGCTTACAGTTCAATCAGTCATATGGGGTTTGTTCTAATTGGTATTGGAACATACAGTGCTCTCGGAACTAGTGGAGCAATGTTGCAGATGGTTAGTCATGGACTAATTGGTGCATCTTTGTTCTTCCTTGTAGGTGCTACTTACGATAGAACTCACACTCTTCAACTTAATGAAATGGGTGGTGTTGGTAAGAGTATGAAAGTAATGTTTGCTCTCTGGGTAGCATGTTCTATGGCGTCACTCGCTCTCCCTGGTATGAGTGGATTTGTTAGTGAGTTAATGGTATTTGCTGGTTTTGCTACAGATGCAACATATACCATTTCGTTTAGAATAATTATATGTCTTCTGGCTGCTGTTGGTGTTATTCTTACTCCAATCTATCTACTTTCCATGCTACGAGAGATATTCTTTGGTAAGGAAAATAAAGAACTTATCGATCATGCTAATCTTGTAGATGCAGAACCTCGTGAAGTATATATTGTTAGTGCTCTATTAGTGCCGATTATTGCAATTGGTTTATTCCCAAGAATTATGATCGATTCATATAAGAGTTCAGTGGAAGCATTAGTTGATAGAGATAAGTCAGCATTGGTTGTTTATTCTAATAAAGTTTATGCGCCACCAACTATCTAAATATAAGTGAATATCGTCGCCGTGGACAGAGGGGCAACTGGCCAAATCCAGTTGACGCCCCTCTTTTTTATTGCTAAAATACCTATAGGTACACATTAAAGATGACTGTAAAACTTTTGCTACTAAAGTCCGGTGAGGACATAATTGCTGACGTAAGTGAGATGGCAGTAGGTGAAGAGTCAGATAAGAAAGTTCTTGGATATTTCCTTGATAAACCTTGTGTTGTTAAAATCCTTAACGCAGAAAAATCAGAAGAAGGAGATAAAAAAGCAGCGTTCAACGTTTCACTCTATCCCTGGTGTCCTCTTGCAGAGGACAATGTTATCCCGCTCCCTGTAGATTGGGTGGTGACGATTGTCGAACCTAAACAAAATCTCAAAAAAATGTATTTGGAGGATGTAGTTGGAAATGGACAAGATAGTGAAGGTAATTCTACTAACGAACAATCAAAGATTGATTAGTGAAATTGAAGAGGTAGGTGCTGAAATTGGTGAACCAGATTGTAAGTTGATTAATCCTATGGAAATTTGTGAGGGAAATATGTTTTCTCCATGGATGATGAATCATACAATGCAAGATACATTTATGATTAGTTCGGACAAGATCATTACACTTGCTGATCCTATGCCAACACTTCTTGAAAAATATCTAGAACAGACTAAATGAAATTTTACACCAACGTTCAGCTAATTGGTAATCAGTTTTTGGTTCGTGGAGTTGAAGATGGAAAAAGATTTGAAATCAGGGACAGTGAATTCTGTCCCACACTTTTCGTCAAAAGTAAAAAAGAATCTAAGCACAAAACGCTGGATGGTGTAAATGTAGAACCAATCAAACCTGGACAGGTTCGTGATTGTCGAGATTTCTATAAAAAGTATCAAGATGTAGATGGTTTTACCATTTATGGTAATGATCGGTATATCTATCAATATATTTCTGAAAAGTATCCTCAAGATGAAGTTAAGTTTGATATAAGTAAAATTAAACTAGTTACACTTGATATTGAGACTACTGCTGAAAAAGGATTTCCTGATGTGGAATCTGCTCAGGAAGAAATTCTTGCAATTACAATTCAAGACTATACTACTAAAAAAATTGTTACTTGGGGTGTAAAACCTTTTATCAATAGACAAAAAAATGTCACATATCATCACTGTATTGATGAGCAAAGTCTCCTGAATAGTTTTATCAATCATTGGATGCAAGATGTTCCTGATGTTATCACAGGATGGAATATCCAACTATTTGACATTCCATATATCTGTAAGCGTCTTAACAGAGTTCTTGGTGAAAAGATGATGAAACGGTTCTCACCCTGGGGACTTGTGAGTGAAGGTGAGATGTATATTCAAGGACGTAAGCACATCATGTTTGATGTTGGTGGCGTTACTCAACTTGATTATCTTGATCTGTATAAGAAGTTCACTTACAAAGCACAAGAATCATATCGTCTTGATTATATTGCCAGCGTTGAACTGGGGCAGAAAAAACTTGATCACTCTGAATTTGACACCTTCAAAGACTTTTATACTCATGGATGGCAAAAGTTTATTGAATACAATATTGTTGACGTAGAACTAGTTGACAGGTTAGAAGATAAGATGAAACTTATCGAACTTGCCCTGACGATGGCATATGATGCCAAGGTGAATTATAACGATGTGTTCTATCAAGTTCGCATGTGGGATAATATAATTTATAACTATCTAAAGAAAAGGAATATCGTTATTCCTCAAAAACGCCAGACGGACAAGAACGAAAAGTACGCAGGTGCTTATGTCAAGGAACCGATTCCTGGAAAGTATGATTGGGTGGTTAGTTTTGATCTCAATAGTCTCTACCCTCATCTTATTATGCAATACAATATCTCTCCAGAAACGCTTCTGGAGGAAAGACATCCTACGGTTACAGTTGATCGAATACTTAATGAAGAGATAAATTTTGAACTCTATAAGGACAACGCGATTTGTGCCAATGGTGCAATGTATCGCAAAGATGTCCGTGGGTTCTTACCTGAGTTGATGGAGAAGATGTATGGAGATCGTGTTGTCTTCAAAAAGAGAATGCTCAAAGCAAAACAAGAGTATGAGAAGACGCCTACTGTTGCACTTGAAAAGGAAATCGCTAGATGCAACAACATTCAAATGGCGAAAAAGATTTCTCTTAACTCTGCTTATGGTGCTATTGGTAATCAATATTTCCGGTATTATAAATTAGAGAACGCAGAAGCGATCACTCTTTCGGGGCAGGTTTCAATCCGTTGGATTGAGCAGAAGATGAACAAGTATCTGAATAATCTGTTGAAAACAGAGGACGATGATTATGTCATAGCATCTGATACTGATTCCATTTATCTTAATATGGGCCCTGTTGTTAACAAATTTCTTGCTAATCGCTCCAGCGACAAAGCAAAAGTTGTAGAACTACTTGATATGGTTTGCCGCGATAAACTTGAACCGTATATTGACGATTGTTATAGCAACCTTGCGACATATGTATCTGCATATGATCAAAAGATGCAAATGAAACGTGAGAATATTGCTGATCGTGGTATCTGGACTGCGAAAAAACGATATATTCTTAATGTATGGGACAGTGAAGGTGTTCGATATGAGGAACCTAAACTTAAAGTGATGGGCATTGAATCCGTTAAATCATCTACTCCAGCTCCTTGTCGTCAGATGTTGAAAGATGCGTTCAAAATTTTGATGACTGGTTCTGAAGATGAAATGATTAAGTTTATTGACACTAAACGTGAAGAGTTTAAAAAATTACCTCCTGAGGAAGTTTCTTTCCCACGTTCTGTTTCTGATGTGGTAAAATATAAGTCCCCCGCAAGCATCTATAGTAAAGGAACTCCCATTCATGCTAGGGGCGCACTTCTTTATAATCACTATATTAAAGAGAATAAATTAGATGCAAAGTATTCTCTTATTCAAAATGGTGAGAAAATTAAGTTCTGTTATTTAAAAAAACCAAATCATATTCATGAAAATGTAATTTCATTTATTCAGGACTTTCCTAGGGAATTGAATCTTGACAAGTACGTTGATTACGACTTACAATTTGAAAAGTCATTCCTTGAACCATTAAAAGCCATCCTTGATGCTATTGGATGGAATGTTGAAAAAACCGTAAACCTTGAATTATTCTTCGGATAATGGATCTTCCTATCAATGATAAAGAACTCGCAACTATTGTGAGTGCATTGAGACTGGGTGGTGACGCTGCCCTTTATCAAAAACTGAATACAATTAAAGAGATTCGTGAGGAAAATCCTGGCGGATCTTATAAAAAGATTGCTCGTGAAAAATTTGGATTTGTACTGTAATGGATTTTCTTAAAGAAATTGTAAAAGAGATTGGAGATGACTATACCAAACTCGCCTCAGACATTGATGATACTGAAGAATATGTTGA